ACATTCATGATATATCGCTTCTTCGCAGTCCAGATACCGCGATTGGCAAGACACTCTCGTTTCATGAACATCTTCTGCTGATAGGCGTTCATCATGTTCGCGAGTTCTTGATAGCATCCATCAATGTATGGCTCAAGCTTTTCTTTACATACCCTGTCGAGGAATTCAATATTATTTTCTATTGAATCGTTTGGCGAGATCTTATTAATGAACTCCTCAAATGATACGTAGATCGAATCTGTATCACTCGCAATCACGTAATCCATCTTGTTTGTCTTAAGTACTTTGTTTAGATACTCATTTACTTTCTTCTCGATCCAACGAATTGAAAGCTGACCAGAAAGAGTAATGGCTTCTGCGAGTGGAAGAGAGAACCATCTAAAGTACTGGTTTGAAAGAGCACCATAAGCTGAGTTCAAGATGATCTTCTTGGAAAGCTGCATGTTATGATACTGAGCGATCTTATTCGTTAGCTCTTTTGTTGGAGTCTTTTGATAGTCGTTCTTTGCTTCAAGCATGAGCTTCTTATATCGAGAACGATCATCATACATCTCATTCATCAGAGCAGGCAAGAAACCCATCGCATCTCTTCGAAAGAAGCAACCGTTTGGAGTATAAGTGAGATCTTGATTAGCTATTCCATCTTTGATCTCAAGATTTCTTCCAAGCTTCCCATCGATGATATCATCGATGTCCATACTATTCATCAAAGAGCCGTTAAACTTTACAAGAGTCTCGGGAGAGATGTTGTATTGCATGATGAGGTGTGGATACAGAGAGTTTAGATCGAAAGATGCGATCCACTTGTGCATACCAACTCTTGGATCTTTTACGTATGCACCAATGATCTGGTTATGCTTCTCTGCTTTCTTGAAGTTTGTTGGGATGACGATGTTCTTCTTCATCAAGTGATTATGAATGATGACGTCCCACATTCTCACAGAAGTGAACGCATCCGAAAAGTTAATCTTCGAATCATATGCGATAGTAATGATCTGCTCGATGAAGCCAAGCTTTTCATTAAGCTTATGTACGAGATCAACGTCATGGATGTTGTATTCGATAAACTTCTGATAGTTTTCACGATATAGAGAAAGAAGATCTCCATATTCTGAGTAGTCGATCTTCTTTTCACCGAGTTCAACGAATGCGATATGATCAAGCTTATATGATTCCTGATTACCATAAGAAAACTTCTTATAGGCTTGAAGGTAATCGATTACACTGATGCCAGGAATATCGTATGACTGTCTCTTATTATCTTCGTCACTTCCAACATACGTCTCATTAAGCATGTTCCATGGAGAAAGCTTCTTTACTTCATCTTCCCCAAGGATACGACGAATACGATTGATGAGATATGGCATATCAAAGAACTCAACGTTCCAGCCAGTCACGATGTCTGGACTAAAGAACCTTGATCTCCAAGTCTCGAGAAACTTTTCAAGCAACTCTTTTTCATCAGCGCACTTGACGTATATGACGTTGTCTCTATGCTCTTTATAGTCTCCACAACCAAGAACGATCGTCTTATGATTCTTACGAAGAGCGATAGCAGTCACTTCTTTTGTTGCGGTCTCGATGTTTGGGAAACCATCATCTGCCGCAACTTCGATGTCGATAGTGACTACGGAGATCTTTTCAAGATCAAAGTTCATGTCTCTATACACGTCATTGATAAAAGTGTATACAAAGCTGTTTAGACCATAGATCTTAAAGTTTTCAATCTCATCATACTTCTTGATGAATTCACGTGCTTCATGGCACGAGTCAAAGTCAATCCTGTCTACGGGTTCGCCATAGACAGTCTTGTACTTTGTTTCTTTTTTAGTTGGAACGAAAAAGTACGGCCTGTACTTTATCTTCTTTTGAACTCTTTCACCAAACTCATAACCAATGAGATGAATATTACCACGAAAAAGTTGTACGTTAGTATAAAATTTTGACATGTTTTCTCCAATGAATCAGAAGATATAATACTATAATTTGGAAAAAATGTCAATGTTATTTTGCACGGACTTTAAATACTTGACCAGGCCTTACTGATAAGTTATAACTAAACTCTTTCTTTCCGTTATAGAGCGAAGTAATATTCACGCTCTTTACTCCTGGAGGAACTTTCCAATACACGAAGCGTGACCCTGCATCTACTAGCTGAGGTGCACACAAATAACCAAACATCACAGACAAGACGACAACGAGTGTGGTCTTCATATCTAATCTCCTTAAGTTTTAGATTTTTTACTTACGTCTTCCAATGGTGTACTTTGCAACAAGGTTCCACTCACTCTTATCTTTATGTGGAATAATCTTGATTTGATTCAAAGTAGCAGAAGGTTCTTCAATGAGTTCAGGATTAACTACCTTTAAAAGATCCCATTCTTCAAGAAGCTTGATGATCGTGTTTCTTCTTGCGAAATCAGATTCATCAATATTAGCCTGCTTACCATCGAGTAAAAATAGTTCTTTAAAGTGAACTATATAATACTTGTTTTTCTTATGAAGTATGTGACACGACTGATATAAAGTATTATCTTTTCTTGACGCGATACCAATGCGAGTAAGCGTTTCTTTAATCTTCAAAAAGTCTTCGTCATTCTTGAGTTCAATCTCAACCAAAGAATCTACAACATTCATTTTGAAACTCCACCTTTTATTATTGTTTTTCTTAAAAGTTTCATCTGTTCTTCACTTAGTATTGCAGCAATCTCTTTGGCACGATTCACGTTTACTTTATAAAACTGCTGTATCAACTCAATACACTCATCATCTGATTTATCTTTTTTAAACCAAGCATGTTTTCGTTTCATACTTCGTATTGTATTTATAAGATACGAATATTGAAGAGCGTTATCAAGATGATGATATTGATTCATGTCGTTTGCATACATGATCGTATCTGTATAAAAAGAAAGTGCTTTATTTGTTAGATAAGCGTTATATCCCTTCTCTGCGAGCTCAGGATTATCTGAGTCTCGTATTAAGTCTTTCTTTGAACTCAAGATTGAATTTACATAATCAAACGGCTTGTTCGAAGTACTCACTCATCTTCTCCATCATCTTCTCACAGGAGAGACATATAAATGAACTATATTCTCTCTTTTCATTATTATCATCTAAAGCTTCATATTGCAGCTTGGCAGGATTTTGTTCTTTGATTTGCTCCTTACAAATCGCACACTTCTTGTTTAACATTACTTCCACTCCAACTCAACCATTAGCTGAGTAAGTAGAGCCACAAGGTTGATCTCTTGATCAGCCACAAATGCTGCTTTATATTGATACTCGGCGATGAGAAGTACAAGCGTTGGTATGCTAGATGGCTTTACGTAATCATGTGCAGAGTCATAGAACTTTCTCATCAGAGAGACTGGATCGGTATCAATATTTTCTACCACCCACTTTCTCATGTCATTAAACTTCCTGTCCTTGAGATGAGACACGAGAGCCTTGAAGTTATCTTCTGATACGTTTACAAGGATTCCAGCATCAATCTTTCCGGTCACAGAATAGCGTTGAAGCTCGTTGAGTACACGCCTCCAGTCTGGAAAATGTGTGTTGATGAGTTCTGCTACAGCCTGCTTGTCATACTCGACTTCTTCTTTATCGAGAATAGTACAAGCACGCTTAAAGAACTGCATCGCGATCTTTGGCTTATCTTTATTTTCAATCTTAAAGTGAACTACGCTGCACCTCGAATGAAGTGGCTTGATGATTCGATTCAAGAAATTACAGGTGAGGATAAATCCACAGTTCTTCGAGTACTCTTCCATGAAGTTACGAAGAGCTGGCTGGAAACTGTTTGGATTAAGATAGTCTGCTTCGTCAAGGATCACATACTTTCTACCTCCACGAAAAGAGACAGAAGATGCAAACTCTGCGATCTCATTACGAAGCGTATCAATGTTTCCACTCATAGATCCATTGATGATGATATAATCACAATCAAGTTCTTCGAGCATGGCTCGGGCAATGGTAGTCTTACCAACACCCGGCCCGCCCGTGAGAAGAAGGTTTGGAACATTCTTATTATCTACGAACGTCTGAAAAGTCTTCTTCAAGTCGTCTGGAAGAATAGTATCGCTTACAGTCTTTGGACGATACGCTTCTACCCACAAAAAATCATTCACCGATTCCATCATAAACTCCATCATGTAGTGTTAATGTCAATTAGTCTTCAAACTTAGACTGAGACTCAGTAGCAATCCAATAAGTCAGGTTGTCTGACTTGAATTCAGAGATTCCCTTCGATGAAATGTTAACTGTGTAGTTTCGATTCATGATCTTCAGGTTTTCTGCCTTAAATATCATATTAAAAGCCTTGTCAGATACACCGACCGCGATCGAAAATGAATCTGATGAAGGGTTCTTGTTATTCACTGCCTTGACGTAGATCGTACCATCTTCTCCGGTGATTGACATCTCTGGAACTCGAAGGATCGAAAGAGCCTTTTGAAGGCGTGCAAGATCTTCTGAAGTAAGTTCAAAAGAAATATCTACGGAAGGAAGCGTGATTTCCTTGTCTGGAGGAGTGATGATCATCGATGGATCAGCATACGTATAACGAATAGAGTTCTTGTTATGACTGATCTTCAAGTGCTCATCGAAGAACTCTACTTCTGGATCATCGAACAAAGTAAGAGCTCCTAGAAACTTTGAAAGTTCATAGATTGCAAAGTCTGAAGGAAAGACTTCATCGAGCTCGGCCTTTGCAAAGATAGTACGTTGAGGAGAGATCGTCTTAATAGTGTTTCCAGACTTCACGAGAATGGAAGGATTAATAGACGAAAAGTTCTTTAGAACATTAAGACAATTTTCAGAAAGCTTCATTTTATATTTTCTCCGTTACTTATTTTTCTTCTTCTTGATCTGAGACACGTCAGCTGTAGCTGAAGCACCAATCGATGCAAGATCCGCGAGTGAACCACCAAAGATGTATGAACCAACATGATTCATCTTCATCCATGGACAGAACCATACTTTACCGCCCATCTTTTGGACATTATAACAAAACATATAGTCTTCGGACAGGTATCTTTTTGACTCAGGGTCGATGATGCAATTGAAGTAAGCCATGATCTCACGTGTACCATCAAAGTGTTCAGTACGAACGTGATCTGGCCTATATGAAAGCGTTGGAAACGCCTTTGCATAGTCTTCAAAGGTCTTACGACGAATCATCATGAAGCCGGTACCAATCTCAAGGACTTCTACTGGCTGATTGATTGGAATCGCTCCAGTGTTCTTCTTTGGATTAAATACGTAATCACCAACAAAACGATCAAGGACATTTGGATCTTCGTCCGCAAAACCCTTATCGACTGCCATCTTGATCTTTTCCCACGAGATACACTTCTTGGGATATGGACCACCGATCACGTCATATTCAGAGTCATCAGTCTGAAGAGCAAGAAGAGCTAATACGTCTCTTGGATCAAAACCAATGTCTGAGTCGATGAACATGAGATGCGTCGCCCCAGAACGAAGAAACTCATCGACACAATAGTTTCTTGCACGAGTAATCAGTGACTCGTTGAACAAGAAATACATCTGTAGTGGAATACCATAGCTCGCACACATCGCTGAAAGGTCTGCGACTGCTCGAGCAAACATACCAGCACACTGTCCACCATACATCGGTGTAGCAAGAAACAGCTTCTTCTTACGAAGTTCTTCGACTGGAACTTTTAATTCAAAGCCTCCACTCTTTTGTGGTTCACTCTTTTCATCAGACATCAATTATCTCCATTTTGTGATTGTTGTTCATATTCATAACTATCGTGCGTATAGAGTTGGATGATAGCGTAATGAATGATCTTCATCAAGTCTGCACGATTATAGCCATTCTTTCTACCATAACGTTGTGCATACTTCAATACGTTTCCAATACAAAAGCCAGTGCCATGACCAGAGTCAATGATAAACTCTGTGGCCTGATACTTGTTCTTTGAATAGTGTTGATTGTAGGTTGACTTAATGTAGTCGAAGATCTCTTCGATATACTTATCTTCACCATACTTAAAATTCACGTGGTCATAATTATTAATTGAATCTTCTCGATTCTTTATCATTCTGTTTATCACTTTCACTCCAATTTATTATTTTAGTATTATAACAAATAATATAACGAATGTACATATATTATTTATGCAAAAAACTCAGCGAGTGAGTTTATTTTTTCATCTTTTACTTCAAAAGATTGTGTATGGTTTGATTGATACGTCATGTTTGAAGATATCATCTGACGATTTCCGCTCAAGTACTCTTTCACTTCCGTAGCCATATCTTCTGCAGTCTGTACTGG